GCCGCGTCTGTCCATGCGCGAATTGAGAATCGAAAAACCGGCCGCCAACCTCGCCCGCAGACCCCCCGAAAATGGCCCTCGCCCGACGTAGAAACCCGCTCCTCGCCTCCACCGAGGCCGCCGCCGGCGCCTCGAGCTCGCACGCGACCACCAGGTCGCCCAAAGATGTTGCTTTCCGCCTCGCCAAGGTTGAGTCCGCCCGCCATACCATCGGCACCCTCACCCGTGGAATGGAGCTCTCCATCCTCACCAAAGGTCAGTTCTCAGAGGGCGAGTTCATCGAGGCCCTCCTCGAGCGCGCCGTGGTCGAGGCCAACGGAGGCCCGGTGGACTTCTGCCTCTCCACCTGGACCGCGACGGCGAAGGACGTGGCCGACCTCCACTACCTCCACGAGCTCGGCCGCATGCACCGCTCGCGCTGGCTCCTCGACTGGACGTTCTGTCGCCGCCACCCCGAGAGCTTCGGGCAGGTCAACAGGTTGTTCGGGGAAGAGGCCGCCAGGGTCTCCCACAACCACGCCAAGTTCATCCTCGCCCGCAACGACGCCCTCGACCTGGTCGTCTGGACCTCTGCGAACCTCAACATGAACCCGCGCCTGGAGTTTTACGTCATCCGCGAGGACCGCGAGCTCGCCCAGTGGCTCACCGACTGGACCGACGAGCTCTTCGCCGCCCTCCCGCCCGCCTTCCAGCAGGCGACCCAACGCAAGGCCCACCACAAGGCCAAGTTCCGGGAGCTCTGATCAATGGACCTGCCCCCCAAAACCACGCCCGAGCACGTCGCCCAGGTCGCGGCATGGCTCCGGGAGGGCGCCTCGAGGGCCGACATCCTCGAGGCCATCGAATCCGAGCTCGGGTTGAAGCCCTGCGACGAGCTCATCGCCGCCGGCCTCCATCACCTCGCCCAGGACCTCACCAGCTCCTCGGCCGAGGACCGACTGGCATGGCACGTCGAGACCCGTCGCCACCTCTACCAGATGGCTTTGTCGATCCATGATTACAACACGTGCCGCCAGATCCTCGCCGACCTCGCCAAGCTCGAAGGCCTCTACCCAAAGGCCTCGAGACCCATCTCGACAGACCAGCCCCCCAAAACCACGAGCCATGGCCGGAAGGTGGCCTCCGCCGCCGACCGCTTCGGGGTCCAGTGAAGCGGGGACGAAAGCCCAAGCCGCAGGCCATGAAGGACCTGCAAGGCAACCCGGGCCGCCGGAAGTCCGACCCCGGGGTCCAGTTCTCCGGCCGCACCACGCCGCCCAAGGACCTCGACCCCATCGCCCGCCAGGAATGGCGCCGACTGGCACCACACCTCGAGCCCCTGGCCCTCCTGACCCCGGCCGACCGCGCCATCTTCCGGGCCTACTGTGAAGCGTACTCCCGCATGGTCCGCGCCCAGCGCTTCCTCAACTCGAAGGCCGCCGGTGGAAACCTGGTCCACACCACCCACACCGGCGCCCTCAAACCATGGCCCGAGGTCAACATCGTGCGCCAGGAGGCCAACCTCCTCCGCCAGCTCGGGGAGCAGTTCGGGCTCACCCCGGCCGCCCGCGCCCGCTTGACCGCACCAACAGAGACCACCGACCCGACCGAGGCCTTCCTCTTCGGGTCCTCGAGCTCCGCCACCCAATGCGACGAGGACGAGCCAAACTAGCCCACGACTGGGAACACCCGCCCACGCGCCGCGCCATCGGCCGCCTCGAGGCCCTGGCATACAAGCGACACGCACGGGACCTCAAGACCGGGCACAGGCGAGGCCTCTGGTTCGACGACGAAGCCGCCGACCGGGCCGTCGCCTTTGTCCGGCTCCTCCACCACTCGAAGGGCCGGTGGGCCGGGCAACGATTCGAGCTCACCCATGAGCAGGAGTTCATCGTCCGGTGTGCTTTCGGCTGGAAGAGGGCCGACGGGACCCGCCGCTACCGCGAGGCCTACGTCCAGGAGGCCAGGAAGAACGGGAAGACCTTTCTAGCCGCCGCAATCGCCCTCTACGCGTTCCTCGGAGACGCCGAGCCCGGGGCCGAGGTCTACGCCGCCGCCACAAAACGGGACCAGGCCCGAATCACCTTCGACGCCGCCGCCGCCATGGTCAGGAGCTCCCCCGAGCTCCGCCGCTTTGTCGAGGTCTCCACCTACAACCTCGCTTGTCCGCGCCTGGCCGCCAAGTTCGAACCGCTCTCCGCCGACTCGAAGACCCTCGACGGCCTCAACGTGCACCTTGCCACCCTCGACGAGCTCCACGCCCACAAGACCTCTGGGGTCTACGACGTCCTCCGAACCGCGCTCGGGGCCCGCCTCAACCCGTTGCTGTTCATCATCACCACCCCCGGGGCCGGCCAGGAGGGAGTCTGTTGGAGCCTCCGCCAGCTCTCCGGCGCCGTCCTCGAGGGTACCGGCAAAGACGACGCCCTTTTCGCCTACATATGCGAGCCCGACGAGGGCGACGACTGGACCACCGAAAAGGCCTGGGAAAAGGGTAACCCGCTCATCGACGTCACCATCCGCCGCGAGGACCTCCGCGACGAGCGCGACCGGGCCCTCCTGAGCCCGGCTCTGCAAAACGCCTTCCGGCGCCTCCGATGCGGACAGTGGACCGAGCAGGTTGACCGGTGGCTCGACATGCGGTTCTGGAGAAAGTGTGGAGGGCCCGTCGACCCCGGCGAGCTCTTCGGCCGCCCGTGCTTCGCCGGTCTGGACCTCGCCACCACCCGCGACCTTTCCGCCCTCGTCCTGGTCTTCCCACCAGAGGACTCCGCCGACCGATGGCCGGTCCTATCGTGGGCCTTCTGTCCAGGCGAGGACCTCCTCGACCGCCAGCACCGAGAGGGAGTCCCTTACACCCACTGGAGAGACCTCGGGGTCCTCGACGCCACCCCCGGCGACGTCACCGACTACGACCGTATCCGCGCCGTCGCCCAGCTCGCCCGCGAGCGCTACGACATCCGGCGACTCGGGTTTGACCCGTGGAACGCCCAGCACCTGGTCAACCAGCTGGAGAGCGACGGTATCCACACCGTGAAAGTCCCCCAGACCATCACCGGCCTGAACCAGGCCACCAAGGCCCTCGAGCGCCTGGTCCTCGACGGCCGCCTCGCCCATGGCGACAACCCCCTCCTCACCTGGTCCGCCTCGAGCGTGGCCGTATGGGAGGACGGGAACGGGAACATCAAGCCCTCCCGCCGGGCCTCCGGTGGCCGCATCGACCCCATCGTCGCCCTCATCATCGCCCTAACGTGCGCCCTCGAGGAGGGTAGCGGCGGGTCGATCTACGACGAACTGGACACCATCCAACTATGCCCATGAGACCACTCCGCCGCCTTCTCCCGGATCGGGCCGACCTCCTGGTCCTCGCCGGCCTGGCCTCCGCCGGCGCCGGCCTCTGGATCCTCCACCCATCCGCCGCCCTGGTTGTGCTCGGGGCCTTCGCCGTGGCCATGGGCCTGAGGAGCTCATAATGGGATGGCTCGCCCGCACCATGTCAGACGCCCTCAACCTCCGGGCCCTCCCCACCTCCTCCCCGTCCAACCCCGACCAGTGGCTCCTATCCCTCCTCGGGGCCGAGGCCACATCCTCGGGAATCGACGTCGACGAGGACCAAGCAATGCGCTTGACCGCGGTATGGGCCGCCGTCACCCTCCTCGCCGACATCCTGGCAGGCCTGCCCCTCCAGGTTTTTCGGCGCCGCCCTGACGGTGGGAAGGACCTGCAAACAGGACACCCCGTCTACCGCGTGGTCCATGACCAGCCAAACCCCGAGACCGTGGCCTACACCTGGACCGAGGCTTCCGTTGGGCACCATCTCTTGTGGGGGAACTGTTACTCACACGTGCAGACCGACCGGGCCGGAAGGGTCCAGGCCCTCTGGCAGCTCCTCCCGCAGTATATGACCCCGAAGAGACCCGCCGCCGGGGCCCCGCTCGAGTACCACTACGACGACGGCACGACCAAACGGGTCTACGCCGCCGAGGAGATCCTCCACGTTCCCGGATTCGGGTTCAACGGCCTGGTCGGGTTGTCGCGCATCAGATACGCCGCCGAGGCCCTCGGGGAAGGGGTCGCCCAGGAGCGCTTCGCCGCTTCATGGTACGCCGGTGGCGGAACCCCGCGAATCCTCCTCCGCCACCCCCGCACCCTCTCACCCAAGGCCAAGGCCAACCTCGCCCGCGCCTGGTCCGAGGCCTACTCGGGACACCAGGCCTACCACGAGCCCGCCATCCTCGAGGAGGGCACCGAGGTCGAAAACCTCACAATGCCCTTCGAGGACATGCAGCTCCTCGAGACGCGCCGGTTCAAGGTGACCGACATTGCACGCCTCTACCGGGTCCCTCCCCACATGCTGGCCGAGACCGACAAGTCCACATCCTGGGGTTCTGGGATCGAGGCCCAGACGCGAGGCCTGAAGGTCTTCGCCGCCGGGCCCATCGGGTCGCGCTTCGAGCAGGTCATGACCGCCCGACTCTTGACCAAAGCAGAACAGGCCGCCGGGTTCTTCATTGCCTTCAACTTCGACGCCATGTCCCGCGCCGACCTCGAGGCCAGATACCGGGCCTATTCCATCGGCCGCCAGAACGGCTGGCTCTCCTCCAACGACGTCCGCCGCCGGGAGAACCTCGACCCCATCGACGACCCCTCCGCCGACCTCTACTGGCAACCGCTGAACATGGTTCCCATGAGCTCACCCGCCGCCATGGGCACCGAGCCCCGCCACCAGGTCGAGGCCGCCGAGCTCCTCGAGGTCCGCACCGGCGCCGCCGCGCCGCGCCTGGCCCTCCGCGACCGCTTCGAGCCCATTGTCCGGGAGCGCTTCGACGAAGTGGTTCGACGAGAGGTCGCCGACATCGGCCGGGCCTCGAGCAAGATCAACTCGCGATCCGTCGCCGACTTCTCGAAGTGGCTCCGGGACTTCTACCGGGACCATCGGGCCTACGTGGACGGGAAGCTCCGGGGAGTGCTCACCACTCTGGCCGAGCTCGCCGGCGAGCTCGCCGCCGCAGAGGCCGGTGGCGAGCTCTCACCAGCCGCCCTCGAGCGTTCGATTGACGAGTACATCGTCGCCCGGGTCGACCGGTGGACCGAGGCCCGGCACAACGTCCTCCTCGCCGACATCCGCGAGGCCCAACGCACCAACTCCGACCCCCTCGCCGCCATCACCGACCGCCTCGAGCAGTGGACCGAGACCTCGGCCGCCACCGAGGCCAACAGGGAAACCATCGCCGTCACCGAGGCCGCCGGCCGGGCCGCATGGGCCGCGCTGGGAATCACCACCATGGTTTGGAGACTCAACGGGGACTCATGCCCGATCTGTCGAGGCCTCGAGGGTCGCACCGTGTCGATACACCGTGCATTCCTCGACGCCGGGGTCGCCCACGAGTTTGAAGGCCGCCCACCCTTCCGACCCAACCGCGCCGTCCGGGGAGCTCCCGCGCACCCAGGCTGCAAGTGCTACACCGCGCCCGTGATGGAGTAAACATGCCACTCGAAACACGCACCGCCACCACCCCTATCGAGCTCCGGGCCGACCGGGAGCGCCGGATTATCGAAGGTCACATCCCCCACGACACGCCCTCGAAACCCATGGGCGGAATTGTCGAGGTCATCAGGCCCACCGCGTTCCGCCGTACCATCGACTCCGCCGCCGAGGTCCTGGCCTACGTTGGCCACGACTCGGGGAAGATTGTGGGCCGCCGATCCCGCGGCACCCTCGAGCTCGAACTCAAGGCCTCCGGCCTCTACTACCGCATCCACGCCCCCCAGACCACGGTAGGCGAGGACCTCATCGAGAACGTGGACCGGGGCGACATCCCCTACACCAGCTTCGGGTTCCTGGTCCGCTCCTCCGACGGGCACCGCTACACCGAGCGCGACGACGGGCTCCTCCTCCGGGAGCTCCTCGACGTCGACCTCCACCACGTTGCACCCGAGCCCGACCCAGCCTACCCCGACGCCACCGTGGTCCTGCGCCACCTGGTCGACCTCTGCCAGGCCGACCCCGAGACCATGGCACCCGTGGCACTGCGCGCAGTGGAGCTCGCCGGGGACAACGCCCCCCTCGAGCTCCGCCGCCTGGCCGAGTCCATCACCACCAACCAGCCCCCCGAAAACCGGACCGACGAGCAGGAGCCGACGTCCGGGCCGACCATCTCGACCGAGCAGGAGCTCGATTCAATGCGCCGGCGCCTCGAGGAGGCCTACGCCCTCACCCTCACCGAATAGGAGAACGCCACCATGACCGCCAGAGAACACCGCCAAGCCGCACTCCAGGCCCTCGCCGACGCCCGCCGTATCTGGTCCGAGGCCGGCGACAATGTCACCGAAGAAACCCGCACCGCTTACGACCGTGCCCTCAACGACCACCACAACCACCTCGCCGACGCCCACCGCCTCGAAAACCTCGAGGACGCCGAGCGCCGCATGGCCGAGCCCACCACCGAGCCATCGACCCTCGCCCCTGGCACACCCAACCCGCCAGAGACCGAGACCCGCACCGCCGAGGAGACCGCCGAGCTCGAAGAGCGCGCCTTCATGCGCTACATGCAGACCGGGCAGGTCGCGCCCGAGCTCCGCGCCATCCAGGCCGACAACGACACCGCCGGTGGGTTTGTCGTCATGCCCCAGCAGCTCCAGCGAGACATCCTCGCCGACATGGACGCCGAGTTCTTCGTGCGCTCCATGGCGAACGTCATCTCCATGACCCAGGCCGAAAGCCTGGGCCAGGTCACCCTCGACACCGACGTCGACGATTTCAGCTGGACCACGGAGATAGCGGAGGCCGACGAAGACACAAGCCTCGCCTTCGGGAAACGGGAGCTCCGCCCGCACCCGGTTCGAAAGCTCATCAAGATTTCGAAAAAGCTCCTCCGGTCCTCGTTCCTGGACATGGCCGCATACGTCCGGGGCCGTTGCGCATACAAGATCGGGTACACCCAGGAGACCGCGTTCCTCACCGGCTCAGGGTCCGGCCAGCCCCTCGGAGTCTTCACCGCGTCCGACGACGGCATCGGCACCGCCCGCGACGTCACCGGCGACAACACCACCACCGAAATCGCCGTCACCACGCTGAAGGACATGAAGTACTCCATCAAGGGTCAGTACTGGGCCGACCCGTCCTTCGCCTGGCTCTTCCACCGCGACGCCGTCAAGCAGCTCGCCAAGCTCCAGGACGGGAACGGCCGTTTCTTGTGGGAGGACTCTATCGTCCGGGGCGACCCCTCCAGACTCCTGGGCGCCCCCGTCTACATGTCCGAAATCGCGCCCTCGACCTTCACCAGCGGCCTCTACGTCGGGGTTCTCGGGGTCTGGAAGTACTACTGGATCGTCGACGCGTTGACCATGCAAGTCCAACGGTTGGTGGAGCTCTACAGTCGCAACAACCAGGACGGCTTCCTCATCGACGCCGAGGCCGACGGGCAGCCGGTCAAGGCCGAGGCCTTCGCCCGCTGCAAGCTCGCCTAGCACGAGCGCACGAGCGCGGCAACGCTCCGCCACGCAAGACCCTGAGGACCCCCACAACCAACCACCACCAGGCCCGGCCGGCCACCCGGCCGGGCCTTGCCGAAGGAGCACCCGATGAACCTCTCCAAACACGTCAAAATCTCCCAGGCGATCACCCCCACCAACGGGGCCGCCGGAACCACCGACATCAACGGCGAAACCCTCGACATGCTCGGCTTCGAAGGTGTCCTGGTCAAGGTCACCATGGGCGCCATCACCGCCACCGCCGTGACCTCGATCAAGATGCAGCAGGGCGCCGCCTCCAACCTCTCCGACGCCGCCGACCTCGAGGGCACCGGGCAGGATATCGCCGTGGCAGACGCCCAGAAGGTCTTCTACATCGACCTCTACCGCCCGGCCGAGCGCTACGTCCGCCTGGTTGTCGACCGCGGCACCGCTAACGCCGTGGTCGCATCGGCCGAGTACATCCAGTATTCCGCCCGCATCAAGCCCACCACCCACGGCACCAACGTCTCA